GCTGACGACCTAGTATTCGGCTATCAAGAACGCTTTGCCGAATACAGATACAAACCCTCACAGATAACCGGACAATTCCGGTCTTCCTTCGCTCAAACACTCGACACCTGGCACCTTGCCGAGGACTTTCTAACCTTACCTACTCTATCCGACGAATTCATGCAGTCGAACCCACCTATTGACCGCGTCGTCGCGGTCCCCACCGAACCTGACTTCATCCTCGACACCTACTTCGATTACCGGTGCGCCCGGCCCATGCCCGTATACGGCGTCCCCGGCTTCATCGATCATTTCTAATGGATGTCGAACAATGGGATATCTACTTCGCATCGCTAGCTGGCTGGCTCTTACACCCCGGCTATCTCAGGCCGGACGCGCAGCCACCAACTCTCGAAGAGATCGCCGATATATGCGATCAAATGGAGCAACTCCGTAATGCCCGGATGGACAGCAGGAGCAATAGTCGGTTCCGCCATACTCGGCGGCATCGGGGCTAAAAAACAGCAACAGGCCTCGCAAGCTATGTCTCGCGAGCAAATGGACTTCCAGGAACGAATGTCCAATACGGCCTACCAGCGCAGCATGAAAGACATGCGGCTAGCGGGCCTAAATCCCATGCTCGCCTACTCACAAGGCGGCGCCTCTACCCCCTCCGGGGCCATGGGCGTAGCCCAAAACATTGGTGGCGCGGCCATCGAGGGCGCTACAAAAGGCATGGCTATAACCTCCGCAACTCAACAGCTCCGAATAACAAAAGAACAGGCCAAACAGGCCCATCTCGAAACAGAAAAATTCGAAAAATTCGGGCGCGGCGCTTGGGCCGACAAGGCCGACACCGCGCGGAAAACAACAGGAACCGTTCTCGGGGCCGCGGAAAAATACGGTCCCACCCGTAGACCTACTCGAAAAGGCATCGCCGACTGGGGTGGAAAAACACCCCACAAAAAGGGCTCACCTTGGAACAAGGGTCGTCCGACCTCAAAACGCCTCGGCAATCTCTCGGATGCCGAACTTAAGGCTAAATACGGCTCGAAAAATCCTACAATCCAAGACATCATCGACGCCTATCACGGCAAAAAACCACAAAAGTGGTACTAAATCCCAACACGAGGAAAAAATCATGCGCTCAGCTTACACACCTCACGAAAGGGTCCGTGCCGGACCCTTCGGCCCCACAATGACCAAACAATCCATGCAGGATGAATGCGACATCAACATCCTCATGAAAAAATACGAAAAAACCGGAATGATCGATCACGTCATCCGGTATAAAGGCCAGTACGCCGACGTTACGTCGCAACTGGACTATCAAGAGGCTCTCCATACAATCATGGATGCTCAATCCATGTTCGCCTCTCTACCAGCATCGGTTCGAGACCGGTTCGGCAATTCGCCGGAACACTTTCTCAAGTTCGTCGAAGACCCGGCCAACGAAACCGAAATGCGCAAAATGGGCCTCATGGATACGCCCTATGAGGAACCATCAACACCACCAGAAACGCCGCCACCGGCGGCCCCCACTACAACCTGAAAGCGTTGTAAACCAAAAACCAGGGAGATTTCACCCTTGTCCCTAATCTCCCCAGGTGACAGCAACCATCAACTCATAGGAGAAAACTATGGCTTTCCGCAAAAAACTTTCCAAACGAAAATCCAAGAAGCTCTTCACCCGCACGGCTTCCCTCACCAACACCAAAAACCTTTCCAAGAGGGGGCCGATGCGAGGCGGAATACGCCTCTGACTTCCTTCCCTTCAGGGAGGCTTTACGTCGGGTTGCCCGTAGGGTCCCGACTTACGCGTGGCCCGCGTCTTCGCGCGCCAGCGGAAAAAAGCGAGCAACAGCGAGCAGCGGCTCACAGCCGCTCAATCCTTCAATTCTTAAGCTTCTTAAAAAAGGGGGCGCGATTCCCCGCGCCCCCACCGGAAAAGGACTAAGCATCTATGACCTGCTTCTTCCCAAAAGACGCCTGGCGCGTCTACTTCCCGGAATACGGCCACACTAGCATACTCTTTCGCGTTACCGACGCGCAAAAAGCAGTATCTGAAAATCTACCTATACCCTGCCGTCAGTGCATCGGCTGCCGTTTAGACTATTCTCGTCAAATGTCAGTCCGCATCATGCACGAGGCACAATTCCACGAGCAGAACTCCTTCATCACACTTACCTTCTCGGACCGATATCTACCGTCTGACGGATCGATCAGGAAAACGCACTTGCAAAACTTCCACAAATCGCTCCGCCATCAAATCTCCCCCAGGAAATATCGTCATTACTCTGTCGGGGAATACGGCGATAAATACGCCCGTCCCCACTATCACGCGATCATCTTCGGGACATCGTTCCCGGATCGCCAAAAACTCCGATTTCAGAACGGCGAATGGCTTCATTCGTCCGAACAACTCTCAAAATCGTGGACGTATGGAACAGCGACCGTTCAGGATCTTATCCTCGGTCGCGCTACCTACATCACTGGTTACGTCACCAAAAAACTCAATGGCGACCATGTCGCCAAATACAAAGGGAAGCACCCTGAATTCGCTCTAATGTCGAACCAACCCGGCCTAGGCAACGCCTGGTTCCATAAGTACTACACTGACCTCTACCCGTCGGACTTCGTTATCATCGACGGGAAACGCTTCCCAATGCCACCATACTATGACAAGCTTTACCTCGAGCTCGACGAAGAGGCTCAACACGATGTCAAAGACTGGCGGGTCTATAATGCCCTTCAGAACCCCAAGGACCGCACCCCAGAGCGCCTGGCAACACGCGAAAGATTCGCGCAGCTCAATGCGGACCGTCTCAAGAGGAACCTGGAAGAATGATTACGGAAATCTTCACCATCTATGACGACGCGACAAAAATCTTCATGTCGCCGTTCTTCTCTCATACCGCTAATAGCGCAATTCGGTCTATCGTCACGCAACTCAAAGACCCGAACTCAATGCTCGCTCAAAATCCGGGGGATTTCACCCTCTACTCCCTCGGAACCTACGACGACCACTCCGGCCTGGTCGTCCCTTCTACCCCGCCATTCCGTATTGGCATCCTGACGGACTACCTCGAGCTGTCGATCGCGGGGACTCCCCGATCGGCACTCCCACATCCAGAAGAAAGCACGCTTCGCGGGGTCCTGAGTGACAAAAACGATGCACACCGCGAGCAGCCTAACCTCCATGGAAACGGATCATAAATCATGCAAGTCAAATCCACGACCAACGTCAACCGCTTCTCGGAAGTACCTGCGGCGGAAATCGCTCGCTCTTCCTTCAATAGAAGCCATGGCTATAAAACAACTTTCGACGGCGGCTACCTTGTCCCGATCTTCATCGACGAGGCTCTCCCCGGCGATACGATGACGCTAGATATGACGGGCTTTGCACGCCTAGCGACCCCATTACACCCTGTGATGGATAATCTATTCCTTCACTCCTTCTTCTTCGCAGTCCCCTACAGAATTCTGTGGGAAAACTGGGAGCGCTTTAACGGCGCCCAGACCGATCCCGGCGACAGCACGGACTACCTAATCCCCCAAATTCTCGATACTCACCTCACCGGATCACCCGGTGACTACTTCGGAATCCCGGTCGATGTACCGACCGAGGTCAACGCCCTTCCATTCCGAGCAATGAACCTGGTCTGGAACGAATGGTTCCGCGACCAGAACCTCCAACAATCTCTCCCCGTCCCACTCGACGACGGCCCCGACGACCTCACTGACTACAAGCTCGTTCGCCGAAATAAGCAGCATGACTATTTCACCAGCTCACTGCCCTGGCCTCAAAAAGGCGATTCCGTGGAATTGCCACTAGGCGATAAGGCGCCCATAGCCGTCGATGCAGCGACATCTGCCGAATATGGCGTCTTCAGTACCGTCGAGGGCGAGCTGCGCAAGCAGAGCGCCTCTACGGCCCACGTAGCCCTATCAGGCACTCCCGAAACAGTGGGCCTCGGCATGTATGCCGATCTCTCCCAAGCTACCGCTGCAACCATAAATCAACTTCGTCAAGCTTTCCAAATCCAACGGTTGTACGAGAGGGACGCACGCGGTGGTACACGTTATACAGAGATTATTCAATCACACTTTGGTGTTACTTCTCCTGACGCCCGGTTGCAGCGTCCGGAATATCTGGGTGGAGGAACCTCCTACATCTCAATTACGCCCGTGGCTCAGACCTCAATGTCCGGTTCCGACGTACAAACCGCCGACACACCCCAGGGAAACCTGGCCGCCTTCGGCCAGGCCTCACTCCAAAATCACGGATTTTCAAAATCCTTCACAGAACACTGCATCATCATCGGCTTCATCAATGCCCGTGCCGATCTGACCTACCAGCAGGGCCTTAACCGAATGTGGTCCCGCCGGACCCGCTTCGATCACTTCTGGCCGGCCCTTCAAATGATCGG